GTGACACAGGTCTGTGCCACTGGTGACACAGGTCTGTGCCACTGGTGACACAGGTGGGCGACATCAACATCACCCCTAGACACCCATGGTTGACAACCAAGCACCACACAACTACCATTGAACACATGGAACACATCGACATCCAGCGAACCCGCACCACACGCCCCACCCTGGAGGACTCCTTCACGCCACTCGTAGCGAAGGGGCTCACCTACCAGGTCGGAGAAGCCCTCCGACGGGCCTGCTACGAAAGCTATGGCGGCCACAGGCTCCCCCTCGTCCCTGAAGCAACCCTCCGCGGCGCGGTCGAGCAGTACCAAGACCTCTACATCGCAGCCCTACAGACTCTCGCAGGCACCTTCAACGCGAAGCCGCCGAAGGACAACCCCATGCTCGCCCGATACACGTTCTCGCCGACAGCGGGACACGGCATCGCCGTCACGATCGGACGCATGTACAAGTCCTCAGAGGTCGCGTCTCGCCGAACCCGCCGCCTCCGTGAGTGCGGGCTCATCACAACCAAGGGCAAGTCGTCGAGCTATGAGGTCAACTTCCTGGCCGCTAACCCCTACCTCGCCAAGGCAGTCCTGATCGGCTTCAGGCACGCCATCGACTGCTGTGACGTAGAAGCCCCATGGGACTTTGATGGCGAATACCTCGCAGCCGCCGAGCGCGCCGCACAGGCTAAGTGTTCAGAGCTTGGCTCTGAACTGGGCGTCACCTTCTACCCCGCCTACAACTAGAAAAGCGGAGGGCGCCAGGTCCATGCTATCCTGGCGCCCTCCTAGAGAACACATTGAAAGGATAGCATGCCATGCGTTACTGTGCAACAGAAGCGGCTGCGCTCCAAGGACTCAAACACAGCACCAAGGTCGTCGCCCTCATCATCGCAGCCCGCACCAGCAACAACAACCCAGACTGGCCCGGCCGGTACGTGTCATTCCCCAGCATCGAGGCCCTAGAGGAAGACACTGGACTCAGCAGGCGCTCCCTCTACCGCGCCATCAATGAGCTCGCCGACGCCAGCATCATCCGTATCTACAAGGACCGGAAGCCAGGTGCGCAGTGGGACCACAACGTATATGAGTGGACCGCTACCGAATCCCCCAACTACAACACGAACTGGATGAAGCGCCGCGACACCAGGCAGGACGCCGTAGGCTCTCGCCTCACCGATGAGGGCTGGGAGTACTGTCGCGCCCACAACGTCGGCCCGAACATTGCGGCCGGGCGGCACCCAGAGTTCACCCTCCCTCAGAAGGCGCCAACCGTCATCGAGGTCGAGGAGGCCCAGGACGAGCCCGCCGACATGCTCCCCATCGAGACCCCCATAGCACCCACCAAGCCTGCCAAGCGAGCCTCCAAGGCTACCCGTAACACCGCCATCCCTGAGGACTGGCGCCCCAGCGAGAAGACTCTAGCTCGCACACTGGAGCACTACCCCTCCATCCCCCTCGAAGAGCAGATAGAGAGCTTCATCGGCTACTACGGTTCCAAGAACATCAAGCGAAGTAACTGGGATGCGTCATGGAGGACGTGGTGCGCTAAGGGGAACGGCTTCGCCAATGGTGCATGGAAGCTCCCTCCCATGCCCGGAATGAGCCACGGCGCACCAGCCATAGACCCCACCACCGGCAAGGAGGTCACCAAGGAAGACTTCTGGTACGCCTGCGAGGCGCATGGCATCAACCCACGCCCCTACATGAACTTCTGGAAGCCCACCATGGGACTCCCGGGCGACCCTGGATGGGCGAACGCGCAAGCCTACCTTGACCGCCACACCGGGCGAGCCTAACCCGCAACAGAACGACAAGGAGAACGCCATGATCTACACATTCGACGACATCGACGAGCTCGACGACTTCATCATCGGCCTCATGCGCTCAGGCGGGACCGGCTACTTCCGTGGCGCAGAGGTTCGATGTGACCACCGCCTCGGCGGGCGCGACTGGATCGTGTATGGCCCTCACCCCTCCTCATTCACTGCCGACATTGGCCCAGACGACCTGGACTACGTGCGCGAGAAGCTCATTGCAGCGGGGATTCTCGATGCCCCCAAGGCTTGACAAGCCTGTCCCACCCTGTCTACACTCCAGCCATCAGCACACGAAAGGAACCAGGCATGCACACCATCATCCGCACCGCCAACCACATCGTCAACAACTAACCACCCACGGGGGCCTGCAACACCAGCAGGCCCCCACCAACACCCCACACGAGCACATGAACACCGAAACCACCATCATCGGCATCGCCCTCAGCGGCGACCGCAACGCCCTCATCGACCTCGACAACATCCACCCCCACCACTTCGCCGACACCCGCAACGCCGCCATCTGGCAGCTAGTAGAGGACTACAAGCAGAAGAACCCAGGCCAAGGCCTCACCCCCGACCTCCTCCTCGACAAACTCCCCTCCATCACCACAGCCCACGTCACCCCCGACTACCTCCTCGACACCATGAACGGAGTCCACGGAGGCCACATCAACCTCGCAGGCGTCCACGCCAACAAACTCATCGACGACACCGCCCGCCGCCACCTCGCAGACGCCTGCACCCGCGGCCTCCAAATCATCGAAGCCGGAGGAGACCCCAGCGACGCAGAAGCATCCATTAGGGAGCTCCTCAACCAAGTCAGCACCGGCAGCACCACCCTCGTCAACAACGACACCTGCCTCACCCAAATCACCGACTTCACCACCAAAGCCACACCCTTCACCCCCACCCCCTGGCCCGACCTCAACCAAATCATTGGAGGCTGGAAACCGGGTGGGCTATATGTTATCGCGGCGAGACCTGGAGTGGGGAAAACCTTGGCAGCTCTCCAAGCCGCAACCGAGCTCGCAGACACCGGCCACGTCTACTTCGCCAGCCTCGAAATGGGCGGCCGCGAACTCTGGTCACGCATCATGGCCAACATCGCCAACGTCCCCGGCGACGCAGTAACCCGCCGCCGCCACCCCACCCCCGAAGAACAAGCCCGCATGACCGCAGCAGCACCCCACCTCCGCCAACTCCCCATCCACTTCGACGACCGAGCCAACCTCACCATCGGAGACTTCGTAGCCACCACACGCCTCCTCCACCGCCAACACGGCCTCACCGCCGCATTCATCGACTACATCGGCCTCATCAACGCAGCCCCCGGCGACAGGCGAGCCCGCTGGGAGCTCATCGGCGAATACACGCGCTCCCTCAAGAACCTCGCCAAAGACCTCCAAATCCCCATCTTCGCCATCGCCCAGCTCGGCCGCCAAGCCGAACAGTCCCCCGGAGGCGAACTCCAGCTCTCCCACCTTAGGGAGTCAGGAAACATCGAACAGGACGCAAACGTCGTCCTCCTCCTCTCCTGCCCCCACGAGAACGGAGTCACCGACTGGACCCGAGCCGACATCCACGTCGCCAAGAACCGCGAAGGCCGCACCGGACACGTCCTCCTCGAACGCGAAGGCGACTACAGCCGCCTCAACCACCTCGGCTGGACCCCCGGGGCTTGACAACCCCGTCCAGCCCTGTCTACACTCCAGTCATCAGCACACCGAAAGGAACACAACCATGAGCATCCTCAGCCTCTGCTCAGGCTACGGCGGACTAGAGCTCGCAATCCAAGCCACCTTCAGCCACCAAGCCATTGACGCAGCATGCGACAACTACAAACCCGCCCGCCAAGTCCTCACGCGCCACTACCCAAACACCAACATCCACACAGACGTCAACGACCCCAGCCTCCTCGACTACAAAAGCGACATCGTAGCCTTCGGCTTCCCCTGCCAGGACCTCTCCCGCGCCGGAAAACAAGCCGGACTCAACGGGGCGCGCAGCGGCCTCTTCTACGCCTGCATGAACGTCGTCCGAGCCGTACAGCCCACCGAAGTCATCGTCGAAAATGTCCCCCAAGCCGAAAAGTACGCCAACGCCATCAACCAAGAGTTCTGGGACGCCGGATACACCACCAGCTGGGCGCGAGCCAAAGCCCACGAGGCAGGACTCCCCCACCGTCGCGACCGCGTATTCATCTACGCCCACAAACTCGGCCGCCCAGAACGCGCCACAGCAAACGAGCCCACCTACACGCCAACCAGCCCCACATTCCCAACACCCACCGTCGTAGACATGGGATGGGGACGCACAGCACAAGAATGGGAAACCTGGCTCCAAGCACAGAAAACCAAGCACAACAACGGCAACGGCCACGGACGAAGCCTCTACCAAATGTGCCACGAAGGAACCCTCCTCGTCATGGAACACCTCATGGGGCTCCCCACCGGCTACATCACCAACCAAGACATCAGCGACGCAGCAAAACGCCGCCTCCTCGGCAACGGAGTGGCCCCCCAGCAAGGCCACCTCGGCATCTACCGCGCATGGAAGCAGCACACAGAAAGGAACAGCTAATGGTCGCCGAACCCGTCTACACCCTCCACCCCGACATGATCACCCTCCGCCAAGCCGAAGCCATCACAGGCATCGACTACAAGGCCATCCATGACGCCGCCCGCAAAGGCCACATCTACTGGAACCGCTACGACGTAGCACCCACCTTCCGCGTCAGCCGACGCGACACCATCACCTGGGCCGCAAACCAAAAGGCAGCATGACATGGCAAACCACGCCGCAACATGCCACATCTGCGAAAGCGCATTCACACCCAAAAGCGTCAACGCAAAATACTGCTCACCCAAATGCAGAAAAGAAGCCAAACGCAAAGCCGACAGAGAATTCATGCGCAAATGGCGAGCACAAAACCCAGAAAAGAACGCAGAGCGACGCAAACGAGAAAGCCCCGAGGCTCGCCGCCAACGCGTCAAACGATGCCGCGACAGCAATCCCGAACGGGCTCACGCCTTAGCCAAAGCTTACCGCCAAGCAAACCTCGCATCAGAGACCGCACGCATGCGCAGGTGGCTAGAAGACCCAGAACACAAAGAGCGCCATCGCGCAAACATAAAGAAATGGGTCGTCCGCAACCCGGACAAGGTAGCCGCCTACAGGGTGCATAGAGCGCAAGCTGAACTCGAAGGCAACGCCACACAAAAGCTCATCAACGCAAAATGGGAAGCGAGCAACAAGACTTGCTGCCTCTGCGGTACGCGGATCGACGACACCCTCAGGTCACCCCACCCCATGTCACTCACCATCGAACACCTCACCCCCATCTCACGAGGAGGAACCCACAACCTCGACAACATCGACTTCGCACACCGCACCTGCAACACCAAAAAGGGAGCCAAGACGCTCGACGAGTACCGAGAATGGGTGAAGCGGGCCACCTAAACAGCACTCAAAGCGCCCCGTGGAGCCAAAAACAGGCCCCGCGGGGCCAACTTCACTTCTCAAACTTGCACGCAACCAGATTTCCCATGACGCGTAGCGGTCGGCTCTGGCGGGTGGGGGGGTTATCCCCTGGGGTTGCTGGGGTTTGTTTTTCTGCTGGTGGTTATTTCGTCGTCGTGATTTTTGGTGTTTCCGCTGGTCAGGTGTGTTGTGTGTGTTTGCTTGGTCTTGTGTTTGTGTGAGCTTGTGTTGGTGTGTTAGTTGCGTGCGCGTGCGTGTGTGTTGTGTGTACATGTGTTCGATGGTGTAGGTCACGTTGGTTGTTGGTGGTTGTGGGTTGACGTGAGCTGTCTCGTGTGGCGTATGGTTTGGGTCATCAGCAACACAGCCCCGACGGCGGGGCGAACAGGAAGGAACAGTGAGATGAGCAAGGCGGCGATGCGCATGGTGGTGGCCCTGGTGCTTGGGGTTATGGGCCTGACGGGTTGTGTGCCTGCCTATGCGGCTGAGGACACCGCCCCCGCTGGTGGGTGGGTGCTCGCTAGTACTGGTGCCCCCGTTGACGTGTCTGAGACTCCCGCGTGCGAGTCGGAGGATCAGGAGTACGGTCCGTGCTTGTGGGACGCCCGCACCATGGGGAACGGTTCGGGGCGTTCGTTCATCGTTGAGGAGGACGGCAGCGTCTCGTATCTGAGGTGGCGTGACGCCCGCGAGGTCGCGTTTCCGGGATGGCTGTGGGTAGGCACTGTTGAGGCCGCTGACGTGACTGGCCTGCCCGCATGTGCGGACGTGAACGGTGAGGTGACCTGCCAGCGGGATGGCCGGTACGTGCTCGAGGTGAACACTCGCGCGTGCACGCAGACCATCACCACCACTATGGGTGACCGCTACATCCCCGGACCCAGTGTCGCTAAGGCCCTCAGTGAGGGTTGCTCTAAGACCACGATCAAGGGGCACAGTGATGAGGCAGGACTCCACGGTGCACGCTCTAGTGTGTCTATGGAGGTTGTGCACTCACCTGCGGTGAGCGCGGTTGTGGATGGGCCTGTAGATAACCCGACCTCTGCTAGTCGTGACGTGGTTGTGGGTCCTGTGGATTCAGGTGTCAAAGACAACTATGACCGCGAGATTCTGGTGGCGGCTGCTGTGGTGACTTTGGGTGGTCTCGCGTTAGCTGTGTGGGCTGAGCGTCGGGCTACTCGGCGTCGGGTGGGTCGCTTCGGCTCGAGGTGAGTGGTCCTCTCTCTTGGTGCCCCCGGTTCCGCTTCGGCGGGCCGGGGGGTTTGCTTTGTCTTCCCGTGGTGGGCGTCGTGAGGGCAGCTGGAGTGCTTTCGGGGTGTGAGTGGTGCCCACGTATGGGTGGGGTGCTGTGGGGCGCTCAGATTGGCTCCTGTGGCCTCTCGTGCATGTGGGTGCGTGGTGTAGGAGTGTGGCGCTGCCGAACAGGCGTTCGATGACGTAGGTCACGTGAATTGGTGCCCAATCTGAGTTGACTCAGCCCGTCTAGGTGTGTGTATAGTTAAGCCATCAGCACGGGGCAGTCAGCCCCAACAGAAAGGATCACAGCAATGAGCACCAACGACTACATCACCGACGTCACCGCCAACCTGGCCGAGTGGGGTATCGACTACCGCGAGACCACTGAGGGTGTCAGTGTCGGCAACATTCACCTCGAGATCGCCGAGGATGGATACCGCCCCACTGGCACTATCTTGGACGGCACTGAGGCGGTTGCCATCACCAGCGACGCGGACAAGGCCGCCGCGCTCCTGGCCTTCCCGCTGGCCCGCAGGGCGTGGGACCTGGGGTACGCTGGAAGCTTCGAGATTGACGTACTGGGTGGCGACCTGGACATGCGGCTGAATTTTGGCACCAGTGACGTCACTATCTCCGGCGACGTCAACGCTAGTGAGGCATTCACGGTGTCAGAACACCCCTTGTTCCGGCAGGCTGTGGACATGGAAGACTTGGGCGCCGTCATCACTTCCGTCGAACTGGCCTACTCTTCCCCCGAGGAAGCATGGCAGATACTGTGCGCGTCCAGCGATTTCGAGCACGAGTCGTGGCAGGATATCGTTGAGCGACTGAATGACTCGGTTAGGTTCTACGAGGGTGACCGACTCACTAGGGTCGAGTCCTGGGATACGGAGCTGGTCGTCTTGGTTGAGGACTATAACCCTGAGTCCCCGGTCCGCGTGATCGACGTTGCACAGGCGACCGACACGACGCACTGGTCTGCTAGTGACGTTGCTGCCGCCGTCCTGTGCGCGATCGCCTGATATCAGGTAGCCCGAATGGTTGTAGCGGGGGTTCGATTCCCTCGCCGGGTACGACATTCATTCATCTACCCACACGTAGGAGTCACACCATGATCGCCACCGAGGACCGTCTCGCTCACGCGCTCGAGACAGCTGTAGACGACATCGAATTCAGTCTGGACGCGGCGTCCATTGATTTCGAGGTCATGACGTCACCGAACACTAACCAGTACATCATCGTCTACGCGGAGGGTGAGCGCCACGCCTACGTCACCGCCGAACTGTCTTGGGGTGGTGAGCCCATGGTGTTTGTTGACATCTACAGTGTGGACGCCGATGGTGCGGAGTGCTGGGTGCGCGGCGACCTGACTATCGACGCAGCCATCCCATACATCATCAACGCCTGAACATCAGCGAACCGAAAGGAACGAAACCATGAGCACTGTAGCCGAGCGCGTGCGCCTAGCATTCAACGCGGCCACGGGAGAAAGTAAGCCCGCATCATCCTCATGGGTGGCCGCTAATCCGACGCACTACCTGGAAGTGCGGAACATTCTGGGTACGCGGCGACGCGAAGCGGTAGCCCAAGTAACGGCATTGGATTCGCTGGGCATCAAGTATCTGGCCGTAAGGAGCCAGGAGTGGACCAGTGTCGACGCGATGACTCACCTATTAAACGATGCTGAACGGCGAGTGAAGGCCCTTGTGGCGCTGGCCGACATGCTCGGCTCAAGCGGCTGGCACGTCAGCCCCATCCGGGAACCGCTAACCTGCGGCGGCCTGGTCGCCACCAAGGATGGGAATCGGGTTCAGGTGTATTCGAATGGCGACGTGAGCGGACATGACGACGTAGCGGTCCGGTTCGCCAAGGACGCATTCGAGGTGGCGCTCGAGCGAGCACAAGCCAGCTAGTCGGGATGGCCGGCCACGCAGTGTAGTGGCCGCGCCACCTCACCTAGAGGATGATACGCAGCGGGAAACGCAGGGATTGCGGAGTAGCGCTTGCGCATGTTGGTTGAGAACTACATAGAGGAACGGCCATAGGTGGCAGGCCCCGCACGCACGGCGCCGCCTCGCGTAGTCGATACAGTCTGCCCACCTATGAGTCACCTAGACCGCCCTACTGTCTAATATCTACCGACAGAGGTTTGCTGTGATCCATTTTTGGTCTAGGTGGCCCATAGGTGACCCGAACAGTTCGGGACCTGGAAAGGAACGATCATGGCTAGTGGACACGTCACGTTTGATGGTGTCAGTGAGCCTATCCACTACACGTGGATAGGTGAGGCCCTTGCTCAGTCGGGCGCCCCCACGCTCTCAGCTAACTTGCAGTCCTGGGACTTGCTTGACGCCCTGTTCCCCGACAATCCCCATCTCTGGAACGTCGGCAAGTACCTCACCCGGTTCGGCCGCAAGGGAGGTGCGAGCAAGCGCGTAGAGGACCTGCGCAAGGCCGCAACCTACCTCGAACGCGCCATCAAGGCGGAGGAGAACCATGCCAGCTGACGCACCGCTCGAGCACCGCCTCATCACGCACGCGGACATGCGACGCATGCCCGACGGGGTCACCGTATACAACGATCTACACGAACCATGGGTTAAGCACGGCCCATGGTGGCACCTCGAGGATGGCGACACTCGCCTACTCGGCACCGAACTCAAGCGCCTATCAGCGTGGCTGTACACGCTCGAGCCATTCAACCCTGCCCGATACATCCGGCAGCACTAACCCCACACACCGGAAGGAACACACACCATGACCACACCCATTGATGTCACCGACGTAGCACACCAGCTGGCCCAAATGTGGCCCCACGCGCGCATGCACGTAGCCCCCACGCCCATGGGTCATACGGTAGTGCTTGGCGCTACCGCAGCGGAACTCACCCCCGATTGGTGGACAGTCCGCAAGCCCTCCCAGCCCGATCGGTTCTGGGGGTACGTCGAATGCGATGAGGTCGTCATCGCGGACACGCTAGCTGAGGCGAACGCCCATAACCATCATGACTCCGTGCGGGGTCGCGTTACCGCGTTCGATCAGCGCTTGAAGGTGCGGCGCGTCGGGGACGCGTACAGCATCACCACGGCGGAATCGGAGACCATCACCATTGCTCCGGTCGGGGGCAGGATCGCCGTGACCGCCGGCGGTGTGACCCATTATGTTGCGACGATGGGTAACGCGATCATGGCCACGGGGTCTCTGGTGGCTTCCACGAAGTAGCTTCCAGAATAGGGGGTTCCCAAAAGAATAGGGGCCTCCCAACGGAACAGGGGGTTCCCAAAAGAATAGGGGCCTCCCAGGAAAGGAACACAGATGGCAGAACAGGTAACAGTCCACCAGGCACTAAGTAAGGTCATGGGGGACGTTCAGGCGGTCAAGAAGGACAGCAAGAACCAGGCCCAGCGATTCAACTTCCGTGGCATCGACGCGGTAATGAACGCGGTAGGGCCCGCACTACGCAAGCACGGAGTGACCATCCTCCCCGAGGATGTGGAAGTCCACCGCAGCAACGGAACCACAGCAAGCGGAAAGCAGACAGCCGAGGTGATCGTCAAGGTCACCTACCGGGTCTACGGCCCAGCTGGGGACAGCATCCACGGGAAGGTCGCGGCCGAGGCAATGGACTTCGGTGACAAGGCGATCGCCAAGGCGATGAGTGTCGCCTACCGGACGTTCCTCCTGCAGGCGCTCACCATTCCCACGGATGAGCCTGACCCGGACAGTGAGTCCTACGAGAGGGGGGTTCCCAGCGGAACAGGGACCTCCCAGCGGAACAGGGACCTCCCAGCGGAACAGGGGGTTCCCAAGAGAACAGCGGCCGAGCAGTGCGGAACCATCCTTGACGGGTTCTGCGCCACTCACCACCTGGACGGCGACAAGGTGCGCGAGGAGTACTTCGCAGCAGGAGGCAAGGCCAACCCGGACATGCTCAGGGCGTGGCTGGCACAGAACTACGGGGCAGGGAAGGTCCAGTGAGCAAGGAGAACGCACTCCGCAGGGCGGCCATCGCGGCGCACATTGCCAAGGTGGCCTCCCAGGAGAAGAAGAAGGCCCTCAAGGAACTTGAGGAGTACATGGCCCCGGGCGACACATCCAAGCCCATGATCGACGGCCTCCAGGTCGGTACGGTGAGCGTCAGCGCACCACAGCCCCGCTACCAGGTGGTAGACGAGAAGGCCCTCGTGGCCTGGCTCGAGTGGAACAAGCCTGACGCCGTACACAAGGTACCCGCCCCATGGTTCGTCGCCACTGCCGCCCTGGATGGGTTCATCAAACAGACCGGGGAGGTCCCCGACGGGGTAGAGGTCGTTCGGGGTGACCCGCGCATCTCGGTGCGAATCTCAACAGCCCAGGAGGAGGCTATCCGCGACCTCATCTCCACAGGCGACATCAGCCTCCTCGAAATCGAGGGTGGGGATGTGTAGAAAGGGGGCTCCCAGGAAAACAGGGCCCTCCCAGGAAACAAGGGAGCTCGTGTACGAGAGGGACGGTTACCGGTGTGCTCGCTGCGGAAGGTATGCCGGTAACGGCCCCATGAGCATCCAGCACAGGAGGGCTCGTGGCATGGGGGGCAGTAAGGCCCCCAACACGAACAGCCCCAGCAACCTTATCCTCCTTTGTGGGGATGGGGTGCGGGGCTGTCACGGGCACATCGAGCAGAACAGGGATGAGGCGCGGCGTACGGGGTTTAACGTGCCCCAGTTCGTAGCCAACCCTGAAAGCATCCCGGTCGCCTACTGGGATGGAAGGACCTACAAGCTCAACGACGAAGGAGGCAGAGAGTGCTTGACATAGGTGAGATCACGTACACATACGCGACCATCACGTGCGACTGGCCCGCATGCAGTAACCGCATCAAATTCACCCCAGGCCCACAGGATGTGCGTCGTGAACGCGCCGACATGTCCACACTGTGCGACCTGGCATCAGATTGGGGTTGGATCATCGATGATGGCCCCCACCCGGAGACAATCTGCCCCTACCACAATCAGAAGGAGATGAAATGAACACTGACGATAAGGACATCCAGGACCGCCTAGAGCGGATTCGGGCCCGAGTGGACAACTGGGAGCGGGGCGAGGGGTATCGACCTAGCGAATTGCCCCAGGATGTGCCCGTGCATGACGTCATCTTTCTCTTAAAGCGCATCGGCGATCTAGAGGCCGAGGCCCGCGATAAGGGTGTGGGGGCGGAGCGACATAATTCCCCCCTCGAAGAGTGTGAGAGCTCTCGCTCACGCGAATATACCGGCGACGGCAGCGAACTGCCACCTGGCACCATTGTAATCGACTGCCAGGGCGACTCCTGGCAACGCGGCACCACTCACTGGGTATGTGCCTATGGGCTGCAGGAGGAGCGCCTCGTTAAGGTATGGGGTCCGTACACCATTGCCTACACCCCCAAGGAGAAGTCATGACCGCTATGCTCACGGTTACGCTACTGATCGCGTTCGCTGCGCTCGTGTACGCAGTCTATAAGGGTGGCCAGTGCGAGGTGCTCGCCATGGAGAATGCGCGACTCCTTACTTCAGCTCAGAGCTGGAGGACGGCTTACGAGAACGTGAGAGATGAGAACCGAGCTGTCACCCATCTAGGTGGTATTCGTGGCGAGGACTCGTAAGAGCGCCAAGGCTGCGGGGGCGCGGTTCGAAAGAGTGGTCGCCGACTACCTCGCCGAGGAGTTGGCTGACGACAGGATCGACCGCGCCCCCAAGGCTGGGGCCAAGGATAAGGGCGACATCGCCAACGTCCGCATGGGTGACCACAAGATCGTCATCGAATGCAAGGATGTGGCACGCATGGACCTGCCGAAGTGGACGCACGAAGCCCAGGTTGAAGCTGAGAACGCGAGCGCTCTCGTCGGCATCGTTGTCCACAAGCGACACGGAGTTGCCAAGCCTGGCCAGCAATGGGCTACAATGACACTCGGAGACCTCACCAGACTCCTGAAAGGAAACCAATGAAAACCATCCCCGGCTACCTCAGTAAGAATGAGGCGGCCCACATGCTCGGCATCACCCGCCGAACACTCGACCGACACATCCAGAAGAGCAAGACACCCACCTTCCGATTCGTCGGAGACCCCACCATCTACGTCCAAGAACACGACATCAAGAAGCTCTTCTCCCCCATCCGAAAGGCAAACTAACCATGGCATGCGACATCACCGTCGAAGGCAACCTCGGCCAGGACCCTGAGGTCAAGTACACGCAGTCCGGACAGCAGATCACCGAGCTCCGAATCGCCGCAACAGCATCCCGCAAGACCCAGGACGGCAGTTGGGAGGACGACGGAGACCCCCTGTGGGTCACCGCCTCCTTCTGGGGTGAGCAGCACGGCCACCTCGCCGACACCCTCAAGAAGGGCGACAAGGTCACCGTGACCGGCCTCCTCATCCAGCGCGGATGGGACGGCAACGACGGCCAGCGACGCACCAGCCTGGAAGTGAAGTTCCCCCGCTTCCGTGGCGTCATCCCTCGCCGCAACAGCCAGCAGCAAACCGGATTCAACGCCCCCAAGGGCGGCCAGCAGGGCGACCCCTGGGCACAGGCTGGCGCACCATTCTGACGTGCACCTCAAACGCAAGACGACACACCCCACCTCCAGGGGACAGGTCATCTGCGACGCCTGCTTCACCACAATCAGGCAAGGGCTCATGTACCGGAGGGACACCTGGAAGGACGGAACCTACCACTGGTCCCTCCGGTACTGCCCAGACTGCTGGCTCATCCTCGACGAGGTAGAAGCCACAACACACCCCACCTACGGCGGCCCAGGCGCCGAACACTACGAGCAATGGGCGGCCACAAACACGGAAATCAGCAAGGCTCAGGCATGGATGATGCGCGCATGGCCCAGCTAGAAAGGTACACATGGTAGACATCAAGCTCCACGGCACCCAGTGGATCGCCCGCATCGAATGCACCCAGTGTGGCATCACCCGCATCGAGCAGGCGCACCCGCGCACCAAGCCGTGGGCGGCAGTCGAATCAACCATCAAGACCACGGCTCGTACTCTCGGCTGGAAAGTCGGGGCCGAGACCGCCATCTGCGGAGCATGCAGGAGGAACAAATGACCACTATCTACCAAGCCTACGATCTTTTAACGAACACCAGGCAAGCAACAGTGAAGTGCGACCAATGCGGTAAGCGTGCGTCAATCACTATCAATCCAGGCAGTGCATACGAGGACAACCAGAGGGAACTGGTCGACACCCTCCTCTCATATGGCTGGGACTTTGAACTCACCAGCGACGGGCACTGCCTATGCTCGCAGCACAAGGAGGAGAAGTGACCAAGACGTGGCGCTACATCGATGCGCGGTGCACCTGGAAGCCCCTCGCCCACTACCTCACATGGAAGTGGAGGCGACAAGGTTACAGGACCGCATACGTCTCAGTGAGCCCTTGCAAGGCGCTCGTTGGGGCGCTAGACTACAACCATTCCGGTGAGTGACTCCGCTGGATGTGGGATAGGTGAACGGCCCGGGGATTGACCAAGATGTCTCCCCGGGCCGTTGCCATACTCTGGATAGAAAGACAAGACACCAATGACCCCCCTTGATGAAGCCATCATCGAGAATGACCTTCTCCCCGAGGATCAGCGCCTCACCAACGTCGAGCTCGCCGAGAAGTTCAGCACCTCCGAAGCGTCCGTCCGGCGCCACCGCGCCAAACTGAAGAGGCGAGGCGCCCCCGACCTCAACCATGACCACTTCTTCAACGACGTCCCCGTGGACGCGATCGTGCAGCGCGGGAAGACGATCCGCCTACCCGACGGTTCCTACGAGAAGATCACGTGGAAGCCGGGCGCCGTCGAGATGGCCGAGGCCAAGTCGTTGTCCTACGACGACCTGGAGCCTGTCTTCCGGGAGCCTCTCCTGCCGAAGCCGGCCCCGATCGTCACGGACGACGAGGACACTCTCGTGGTCTGCATGGCGGACTTCCAGGTCGGAAAAGCGTTAGAAGATTCAACTCCGGTCCTGACGACTGAGGGGTGGAAGCGGCACGGCGATCTCCGGCCCGGCATGTCCGTCTACGGGCGGGACGGTGAGCCGAAGCGCATCCTCGCGGTGACCGGCTCGACCGAGCAGGACCTATTCGATGTCGTGTTCCCGGAAGGCCGGACCCTCCGAGCCACGTCGGGCCACCTCTGGAGCGGCCGCCGCCGCATGCACCCTAAGGGTGACACCTCCAGGTGGGAGGACCGGGAGATGACTCTCACCACCGAGGAGATCGCCAAGATTGCCCGGATGAAATGCTCCCGCCTCCGCCCGTTCAAGGTGTGGGCACATCAGCCCGTCGAGCTCCCCGAAGCGGAGCTCCCCATCGACCCCTACATTCTCGGGTTCTGGCTCGGAGATGGGGACAAGAATTCCGGAACCATCGCCAAGGGGGCCGTGGACCGCGATCACCTGCTCACTCTTGGACACGAGGTCAAGTCCCGCGAAAACCTCTGCGCCGTGATCGTGGACGGTCTGACCAGAGACCTCCGGCTGGCTGGTCTTAAGGGCAACAAGCACATCCCAGAGGCGTATCTGCAGGCGTCCTCCGGGCAACGCCTGGCACTGCTCCAAGGCCTCATGGACTCCGACGGGTATTGCAGCCCTAAGAGCGGCTACATCGAGTTCAGCAACACGAACAAGGCAATCATCGACGGTGTCTTGGCCCTCCTGCATCTGGAGGGGGTTACCCCCAAGGTGACGACCGCCATCGGCCACTACGGCGACATCCAGTGCAAGCAGTACTGGCGTATCCAGTTCCGGGCCGAGCGTCCCATGTTTCGCCTGGCCCGGAAGGCGGCCCATCAGCGTCCGTCTACGGAGCGTAAGGACCATCGACTGTCCGTGATCGATGTCGTCCCGGCGGGCCGGGGGATGGCTCAGTGCATTACCGTCGAGGGAGGGGAGTACCTGGCAGGCCGCGAACTAACCCTCACCCACAACTGCGGAAGTGGTGGCGGCACAGAGGATACGGTTCGGCTCGTGCGCCGCGCAATCGGGGACATCGCGGACGACATCCGCTTCCGTGACCCCTACAAGCGCATCATCCTCGCCGACGTGGGCGACAGCACGGAGGGGTTCTGGAACGTCGCCAGCCAGGCTCAGACCAACGACCTGAGCCTGACCGACCAGATCAGGACCGTGCAGCGCCTCTACGCCGAAGCACTACACGCCCTCGCCCCTCTATGCTCGTCCCTCTACTACGTGGCCGTCCCGTCCAACCACTGCGCCGTTCGCACCGGGCAGGGCAAGAACTCCCGCGCTAATTCCCCCGACGATGATTTCGGGATCATGATCTCCAAGAACATCGAGGACATCATCGCCGGGCGCCCAGGCTATGAGCACGTCACCTTCCACCGCCCTGAGAAGTGGGAGGAGGCCGTCACCGTGGACGCTGCTGACGGCACCCGCATTGGCTTCACGCACGGCCACCTGGCGGGCCAACAGTCCAAGGTGCCGGGATGGTTCAGGGACCTCGCGTTCGGGCGCAGGAGTGGTCTCTACGATGCCAGAATCCTCGTCCACGGGCACTGGCACAACTTCGCCGTAAGTCAGGCGGGGGATGCTCGCTGGATCATCTCCTGCCCCTCCGCCGACCGCGGCTCCGACTGGTGGACGAACCTGTCCGGCGACTCCACCAGGCCCGCAATCCTCACCTTCGAGGCCCAGGGCGGCAACGCCTCATCCTGGGAACTCTACTCATAGACAGGAGGTGAGTATGCGCTGGTATTGGGATGCCACACTCGGCAAGGCCCTGAGTGGCTGGAACTGGAAGCTGCATCACCTCTGGTGAGATAACACAAGGCCCCCGCTTGTATCACGTCGATTACAAGCGGGGGCCTTGTGCTGCCGTCAATCCGGGTTCTCGATGTAGTCCACGGATACCCCGTGCACCACGAAACCGTTCGCAGGCGCCTGGATTCTGGGAGCCCACAAGCCCGTCGCCTTTGGGTCAGTGGTCGGCTTGACGAGCAGTTGGGTGGAGATGTGATCGCCGGGCTTCAGGGTGAGCTCACCGATCTTCTGCCCCTCGTCCTGCTTGACTTCGCCATTGCCGAACTCATCCCAGGTGCGAACGTTGTAGACCGGAATCTTCTCTTCCGGCTCGTCGAAGTTGCCCTTCCACGTGTAGTGGATGTTGATCTGCCACGTGCCGACCGATGGGAGCATCTGTTCCAGGCTCGGCTGGAAGCCGATAGCTCCCGGCACATGCAGCCCATCGTTCTCGAAGGTCACGCCGGCGAAACGCGGCCAGGCCGACACCGGTGCGAACTGGCGGTGCTCCATCTCCATGATATTGGTGGGCCGCACCACGAGAGTGCCGCGTGCAGTCCCCGCCGGGACGGGGAACCCGGGGTCGATGACCAGCACCTTACTCTTGGCCTCAGCCGCGACGGCGGCGGCCTTACGGGCCTCCTCCGCCGCATACTCGACCAGAGCCCGCGGGGCGTAGGCGGCATCGGCGTCAGTCTTCGAAATGCCCTTCTCGGTAGCCTTGGCGAGTGCGTCGTTCGCGGTGGCCTTAGCACTGGCGGCGTCGGCCTTGGCTGACCGGACGCTCTCAGCGATGCCCGCCACCTGAGCCTTAGAGGCGTAGGCGGCGTCAGCCCCCTCCTTCGTGAGGGCCTTACCCGCGGTCGCCTTAGCCTCAACCGCGTCCGCGGCAGCCTTCCCGGCGACCGTGCGCAGCTGCTCCACCTTCACATCGACAGCGCTAACGTCGGCCTTAGTGGCCTTACCCGCCACCTCCTCCTTCGTAGCGAACTTGGAGGCATCCACGGCCGGGGCGCCATCGTTGACCTTCACCCCCGACGCGCCAATGTTGATCGTCACCTGCGACGGCAGGCACTGGCCCTGCTTCTCCTCTGACATGCGTCTCCTTACGCCTGAAACTCGATACTTGCGGGCACCTCACGGGCGCCATCCCACACGGCGATAGTTGCTGCTGACTCGCGGGCACCATCCCACACGAACACCGGCTGCGCCTTGACGGGCGTCTCATAGATCTTCAGGGACGAGATCACCGCATCACCAGAACCGGCCGGGACACTGATCGACGGCAGCCACCGGGGGGCCGTGCTCGCGGGGAGCTCAACCTCCGCCACCACCTTCGTCTGCCCCTGTGGGAGCGCGACATTAGCGACATCGAACGGGCCGTTGATCTTGGCCTTGTTGTCGTTGAACCAGTTCACGCGCAGGTCAATGCTGGCGGCGGCGGCATCCTGGTAGTCGATCTCGAACGTGAACTTACGTGACCCTACAGGCATTGCTGCGCTGTCGTAGGGTGTGGTGGATGCGCCCGCGGGTAGGGTTGCCCCGTCGCCCTGCCGGACGCCCTTACTGCGCCACCACGCCCCCAGAACCGGGAAGATGCTATCTGTCACTATGCGTCCTTCCTGACGATGATCGTACCCGCCGGAGTACCCGCCGGGATAGCCTCACGCTTACCAAGCGAAAGCACCTTAGGTCGCGTACGCAATTCCTCCACCTCAAGCTTCAGCGGCAGATAGCCCTTAAGCCACGGCACCACGAGCTCGAGGACGTGCTGCGACGGCGGGTTCGCGTAGGGGTTACCGACCGGCTCCCACTGGCCGCCCCGCTGCGGGTCCTCGCGCAACTGCCCGTCGGTGATGTACAGGTGTGCGATGCCCAGCTTGTCGGCCTTGTCGAACACGCTCCGGTAGTTCTCGGAGGTGACGCCGTGGACAACAGCCCACCATCGGGTCGACGGGTATGCCTTCATGTGGTCCGGGAGGATCGGGGTCCCGGGGTCCTCGACCAGGAACGCGGCTGCATCCTTCTCGAACATCATGCACACGTCGAAGTCGAGCTTGCACATGTCCTCGGAGATGTTCGACCCCGAGTTGATGACGATGAGGAACTCCTTGCCGTACTTGGTCCTGATCTTGTCGATCAGGCTCTTGTAGGCGGGGATGCGTCCAGCCTGGGCGCCCCATCCGTTGATGGCCTCGTCGAGGAACACGCCCTGGCAGACGTCCCCGTACTGGGTCTTGGCCTTGTCGATCTGGGAGAGGATGTACGCCTCGGTGTACTTGTCCACGTCCGGCACGTTCGCGCGCCCCGGATCACCCGCCGGAAGGGTTGCGGCGAGGTACTGGGTCTTGACGTAGAACACGGCACGCTTCGCCCCGGCCGCGAGCGCCAGTTCGGCCTGCTTCTTGAAGTCGACGTTGAACTCATCCCAGTTGCCGCTGTTGCGGTTCAGGATGACGATACCGAGGGAGCCTGCGAACTTCAGGATGCTGGTCCACTTCGATGTCTTGCCGGGCTTGCCGTCCTCGTAGTAGTCGGGCCAGAAGTAGGTCACGGGCGAGTAGTAGCGCTCACCTGGCTTGAATGGGGTGATGGTCTTGCTGAGCACGTCGACTCGACGGGTGACGGCGTTGACGTCCTCGAGGCTAGCCCGCTGGGCGAGTTCGCGCTCAAGGTTCTGCTGCTGGACGAAGGTGCCGTAGGCGTCATCCCGGGTCAGATAGGAGGACAGGTCCACGTGCCCACCAGCCTGAGCCTGGCTCAGCTCCGCCTTCGTCGCGTAGGTAGAAGCGGCCTCAGCCTTCGGGAGAGCCGCATCAGCGATGGCCCGGGCGTTGCGGATGCTGTCCCCCATGGCCGCAACCTGAACCTTCGTCGAGTAGGTGCCGGCGGCCGTGGCGGCGGTGAGATAGTCAGAGAGCGCCGCCTGAGTGGCGTACTTGCCGTCCGCCGTGGAGGCGGTCACATACTGGCTGAGGTCCGTCTTCTTGGCGTACTTGCCGTCAGCGTCCGTAGTGGTAACGAATCGGGAAGTGTCAGGGACCGCAGGGATGGAGCCCTTCACGGCCTCGAGGGCGCTCTTCGTGGCGTACGTAGACGATGCCTCATCCTTCGAGAGGGCGGCAGTAGCTGTGGACTTCACTCCCTCGATCTTCGCACCCAGGGCATCGTCAGCCTGCCGCATCTCCGTCTTCGTGGCGAAACCAGACAAGTCGGGTGCAGCCTGCCCACCGCCGCCCAGCTGTGCCTGAGCTAGGGCCGCCTTGGTCGCATACGTGGAGGCGGCATCCTCCGCCTTGAGGTAGCCGCCGAGCGACTCCTTGGTGGCGTAGGCGTCAGCCACGGCCTTGCTGGTGGCGTACTGGGTGAGCTCCGCCTTCGTGGCGGCCGTGGTGGACATGGAGTCGATGCGCTCGCCGAGCTTCCGCTCCGACGCCAGCGCCTCCTCCTTCGTGGCATACGTGGAGGCGGCCTCCGCCTTAGGGAGGGCGCCGTCAGCGGTGGCCTTCACCGCCTCAATACGTGAAGACAGGGAGTCGTCCCCGCGAGTCACCTCCTCCTTCGTAGCCAACGCAGACACGTCAGGAGTGCGCCCCTCCGTCGCCTTGCGTAACTGCTCCAGCTCCACCTTAGTGGCGAAGGTCCGGTCAGCCTTCTCCGTGCTGTACCAAGTCAGGTTAGTCATTCGTCCTCCATGCGAGTACTCCGTCCCCAACCTCGATCACGTCGGGGGCGTTGATTGCTTCCAGGGTGCCGTCGCCAATGTCTCGGACGCGTCGCCCGTCACGGTCGGACGGGTCCTCCACGGCGCGGCCGGAGAAGATGTCTACGAGGTCAACCTCGGTTCCGGCGATGATGCGCGCGTTGACGCAACGGGTGAGGCCAGTGTCGCCTGGGATGTTGACACACACCCGGTAGTTCTGCTCCCCGTCAGACAGGGTTGACGGGGCTGCGATGTTCAGGAACGGCTCGCCATCATGGTTGACGAGGATGCCGTCAGAGCGAAGTCGCCCCCCGGCATAGTGTGCAATGAGGGCGTTGGTGGAGTCCACCTCAACGCCCTTGTACTGGGGGAGTGGAGTGAACTTAACGCTCCCCATGCGGCCGAGCCCCTCAGGGCCGACCACCTTACCTGTGATGCGCGCGTACCCTTGGGTCATGAACTCTCCTGACGCCGATTCGTTACAACCTTCACTCTATCAATCCGATCATGAAGGTTGGATACCTCGTCGTACAGATGAGCTCTGTCAGTGCGCGCATCATTCCTGACGCCCTCAACCTGCCCCTCCAGGCCCTGGAGCCTGCGAGACTGGTCGCTCACGCTGTCCCTGAGTGCCCCCACCACCTCAGTGAGGGCATCCATCTTGGAGGTCAGGTCATCGAATCGCATATCTAGGTCGTCTCGCAGGTTCGTGGCGTGGTTGTTGTGCACCCCCTCGGATGCGGATTCGGCAGCATCGGCGGCGCGAGCAACATGAACACTCATTCGCTCCAGGCGCTCGTCATTCTGCGCCTGCTGCCTCTTCAGTCTACTTGCGAGTCGAGCCACAAGCGCAGCCAGCAGCGCGACCGTAGCCGCAATGAGATCAGGCGACGTGAGTATCTGGCCTATCGGCAGGACGCTCTCTACTGGCTGCACTGGCCACTCAGCTCGCGTGGCGGGGAGTGTACTCGACGGGGGCCGTGGCGATAGCCTTGTCCGTCTCCTTCGCGTCAGCAACGGAGGTCAGGACACTGGCCAGGACGGCGGTCGCAGCGATACCGAGAGCGCCCTTCCAGTCAATGTCGAGAATGCCGACACCCACAACGAACGTGGCTAGCAGGGACTGGGCGAAGGTCTTCACGGCGCGGTCGAAGACGCCAGACCAGAATGAGGCTCGAGCGTAAATGCTCATGCACTCACCCCTTTCGGAAACAACTAGGAGGCAGGACTTCCGCCCCACCCCCTAGTTTACATTGCGTCAAACGAGGTCACATAAGCCGGAAGCTTCCCGACCGGGAACGGTTCAGGGCCTCCTGGAGCGCCGCCCAGGTCGCCTCACCGGGCTCCCCGTCCACGTAGTCACCGAAGGACCAACCGTCAGCGAACCGGTTCCACATGTCCGGCGCGACTGGCTTCACCCAGCACCACGCCCAGTACTGGAAGACCCTCACGCAATGGGAGTCCCAGCCACGGTCCTCGGCCAGCTTCCCTGATCCAGTGAGCATCTTCTGGGAGTGCTCAGGCACGGTCTTGTTCAGGTAGCGGCGGAGGTTGGCGACGGCATACAGCTCGTTGTAGCCAGGGGCGAAGACCTCGATTAGGCGCTGCACCGTGGCGGGCCCGTACTCGCCATCCACCTCGAGAGCCCCAGCCGTAGCGACGGGGGTTGGGGCGCCGGAGATGACCTGGCCACCGCCGATCATGCGATCCCAGGTGGCCCGGTCGCGAAGCCGGTTCAGGTCGAGGTTTCCGTTGTAGCCGGGCAGGCGGCCGTCCTCCGTGTACTGGTGAATCAGCGGGGAACCCCAGTACGAGACCGACGGGACGGCCGGGTCGCTGTAGGAGGCGCCGTAGTCCGAGTAGTCGGGGCCGCCCGCGTACCAGAGGGGGTACTCGCGGGCCACGGCCGACCAGTCGTAGCCGTTCACGGCACTGCCGTTCATGTAGATGCCGGGCGTGGAGCCGGTCATCCCCTTCACGGCATCGAGGAAGGTCTTCGCCCAGCCAGGCCCCTGCTCGACCGCGTTCGCCTCCCAGTCGAGCCAGAGAGTGGCCTTACCAAGGTAACCGCGCACAGCATCCACGAAGTAGCGAGCCTGTTCCTGAGCATCCCCAGGGCGGGCGAAGTGGTAGAAGCCGAGCCGCTTCGAGGCCCCGAGGGTGGAGTTGGCCTGCGAACCCATGTACGGGTTCACATAGTCATTGTCTTCAGTCGCTTTCACGATCACGAAGTCAGCCCACAGGGCGGCCACGTTCAGACCAGACTGGTGGCTGGAGATGTCGATACCGTGCGCGTGCGCCGGGCCAGCAGGGGCGGCCGTAGACGCTGGTGCAGGCTTCGCCTGGGCGGCCTGCCCCTTACGGAACTCAGGCCACTGGCTGAGGAACTTCCCCTCATCGAAACGATGGCAGCTAGTCCACGCCCCAGACTGGGTGTGCGGATGGCTGGAGTAGCGGACGGTACGCGTCTCCCCCCCGGTCTGGTCACCGAGGTAGCCGTCGATGCTCCCATCCTCAGCGATCCAAGCCTCAGAAACGAGAGGGTCGCCACCATCCTCAACGGCGATGACCACATGCCCCCTGCCACCCTCGTTCGCAGCGGAGAGGATCACGTCACCGACACGGAACCCGCCAGCGGGGGTGAGGTCCGAGTCGTTCCACGGGACCTCGTTGAAGCCTCGAGCCTCCAGGCCAGGGCGCATATTGCCCGTCCAGTGGTCATTAATCTCGGGGAGGGCGGCGTGGCCCCAGGCGGCACCGTAGGTGTCGTGGATGCCATAGCAGATCGCCCCGCACACGAGACTGGAGCAGTCAGCGTTCTGCGGCGAGGACACATGCCCCTCCCAGTTAGCGTTGGCGTACCAGGTGCGACGATCGGGCTGCGAGTACCCGACGTTCTCCTGATCGCAGATTCGGCGGGCGATACGCGCCGCCACAGACTGAACCGTCACTTACTCTCCTTCATCTTGTTCTCGAGGTCAATCACCCTCGCTTCGGCGATCACCGCGCGCTTCGTGAGCGCAGCGACCTCCAGTGTCAATGCGTCAATCACAGCGAGCGCGTCTACCTGACTACTCTGCGGTTCCATCGGCGTCTCTCCAATCTGCTGGTTTAGGGGCAGGACCATAGTACGTGCCCGGCAGAGTCATGTCATCCTCTGAGGCCGGATCATCCCCGCCGGGGGCCCCACCTCCGTTGAGGTCTGGTGGCAGACTCCATCTGGACATCCTGGAGTGGTCCTGGAGTACCGGCTCGCCGGCTGTGTCCACGTCTCCAAAGTCGACCATGCGGGCACCCTTGACCAGGACGTCCACGGCTGCGCCAGGATCGCCGGAGACGCGGACCACCCACTCGTCGGGATTGGACCTGTCCAGCGCCGCGGAGGCGGTGCCCGAGGCGAAGACGACCCAGGGAGCCTTGGGCGAGGCGATCCGAGGCACATAGTCCGGGAGCGCCCACGAGGCGTGACCGCCCTCGTCGAGCGTGAGGTTCTCCCAGTACTCGATGCCGTCGTAGGGGGACTCGGTACAGGAGTGAGACAGCCACATGCCCCTCTCCTTGGTCAGCCTCGGGACCGGCATGATGAACTTCTTGTTGCCGGTCATCTGGATGCCGGAGTTATCCAGGTAGATGTGGGGGTTGAGTCTCCAAGCGACCTCCAATCCATTGGAGGTCGCCCACATTCCGGTGTTCTTGTTCCCCAGCGTGGCGAAGCTGAGGAAGTCCCGTCCCAAGCCTAAGTAGGCGAAGTTGTTGTCGTTGGTTTTCCGGTAGGAGATACCGGAATCGTTGAAGGTAAATGACGAGGAGTTGATTTTGGATGAGAAGCCGTACTTGCTGATAGCCAGCGACCCCCAGTTGCCATTAGGTCCGACAGTGATCGACACCTGCTGAGTACCCAGAATGAGGGACGGCCTGGATTCGGCACCCTTCCTGGCGGCCGACTGAAGAGTGATCGATGGCTCATTAGTATTGGCGTCCTTCTGGATGAAGAGTGCGCCATCTTCCCAGTCATCCTCCAGGGAGTTGAACGCCAGACCACACCCGATCTTCGCCCCCGATCTGGCGGTGTCGGTGCCGGTCTGCGCCCACACGATGTCATTGAACCAGACCTTCGACCACGAGTCTTGGCGTCCGATACTGCCGCTGATGGCGATTTCACCCGTGCTGGCGTTAATGTCGAGCGACTTCCATCCAGCGGCGGAGTAGACGCGCATGCCGTTATTGTCGATCTTCAGGCCGCGATTGTTCTGGCGATCGGTCTGAATGGATGCGCCCGTGATGACCTGGCCGTCAATGGCCCCTGCACGCAGATTGTCCGCAGTCACCGAGTTGGCGTCAAGCATCCCCGCCTTGATCTTCTCGAACTCGCCACTGCGGGCGTTAATGATGCGAGTCCACACATGCTTCGCCGTGAGGTCGACGAACGACGCGTTACCCGTGACGGTCAGCTGGTCTGTGGTGAGCTGGAGGAACTTGCCGATATCACCAGCGATCCGCCTAGCGGCGAGGTCGTTGATGGCCGCGGAGCCAGCAGTCAGTCGCCCCACATCCAGGTTACTGATCTGCTCGCCGGAGACGCGGGCGCGCTCCCAGTCGATGCCGTTCCACTTCCACTCCGCAACGATGTCTAGCGTGGAGGGGTCCTGTATGCGGGCCGTGTCGCCGTAGGTCTCCCCGGGGAAGTCGGGCTTATCTGTGGAGTTGCCCTTCTGGTAGAAGACCTTCCCGAAGGCGGTGCGCATCCTGCGGATAGACGCCTCGATCGTGGACTGCGCCAACGACGCGGCAGCCTTCTGGAAGGGGTTGTCGGACTCAACCCACTCCCAGCCCTTGTGGGAGTGGACGGTCGTGTTCCCGTCGGCGGAGCGGTCATAAGCCGGGAACGTGGTCTCTGCGGGGAATGTGGCCGGACCGGGCCACTGGATGTACTCGTCCTTAATCTCGGCCACAGTTCACCTCACTTCGCGCGGATAATCATGGAGGCGACCGACCCGCGGGGGCGGATGGGGAAAGGCCGGCCACCCCCCACGTTCTTCGCATAGGGGCGACGATCAGCCACTGTTGAGCCTGTGGACATGGCGTAGGTGTAGCCATTGCCGGAGGCGTCATTCCACCCAATGTCGGTATTCGCTTTACCGGCCCGCCAGTTCGAGTTCTGGTTGTTGGAGTCAACGAGTTCGTGGCCGTGCGACGGCATCTCGTCCACGGTGAGCGTGTGGTGTGTCTCGCCGACGGTCGAGCCAGTGACAAGCGCGTCAGTACTCCCCTGACCATAGATGACCTTGCCCTTGAGGTCCGGGACATTGAACGTGGTTGACCCATTACCGCTACCGGCGACGGTCCCAATCGTGTCGAACAATGCCTTGTACTCGGTGCGGCTCACTTCCTGCCCGTAGCACAGTAGCCAGTTCTTCGGCGGCCGGGACCCATAGAAGGGGAGCACTGCTCCGATGGGGACAATCGCATCCACGATAGACAGGTAGGAGTTGTTGACGCTCTGGAGTGCCCCGCGAGCCACGCCCGCGGATTCAGACGCCCTCTCCGCCTCCAACTGCGCAGAGGTGATACCATCCTCCATCTTCGTGAGCTTCTCCGCCGTAATGGGCGTGCGCCCATCCGGGCCATCCTTCCAAACGTTCGCCCAATATGGCATATCAGTCTCCCTTCTTCCTCAACGTGAACACTCGAGCATCCGGGGACACCCACTGCGACTTGTCGACCACGCCCTTGTCTGGCGGGTACGGACCTGTCTCAACCAAGGATACCGCAACCTGCGTCATAGCCTCCGACAGCTTCTGAGTCTCCTTCAACGCTTCCGCGCGAGCGGCTCGCTGGAGAACATCACTGGCCGCGATCTTCTCCTCAACGGAGCGGACGATCGCGTTCGTGTCAATGGACTGCTCGAGAGTGATGGTCGCCTTGGGTCCCCACTCGGACTTGTTGCCTGCCCGGTCGTAGGCGCGCAGGCACACCTCGTAGTCCCTGATCTCCAGGCCCGCAATGGAGGTGCGCTGCATGGGGGTAATCATGTCCGCGAACTTCGCCGGTGGGCGCCCAGGGTGCTGCACTGACACCTCAACGCCAGCGAAGTCGGCCGGCATGTTCTGCCCGTTCTGGCCCCTGTAGTCCCACCACACCTGGAGCACGCCGAGAGACTGCGACAGGACCGGGAGAGAAGGGACTGGCGGCGGCTCCCTGTCGGACTCGGTAGTCAAGATCAACGGCTGCGACCAAGCGCCAGTGGCGTTAGCGCTCTGAGCCCGCACAGAGAACCGGTACTCCGTCCCCGGGAGCAGGGGGCCCACGGTGGCCTTCGTCGTGTCGGCTCCGCGTACAACCATGGAACCCGCGACACTTGTCCCGAACATAGACAGTTGCCATGCGATCTCATAGGAGACCACATCGACAGCATTGCCGAGGGTGTCGGTCTCAACGCGCCCCCACTGGAGGTCAACGAGGGCGCGCACCCACCCCTCCGAGTTGGTGACGGCGCGACTAGAGCCGACCAACCCCTGCGGAGGGAGCGGCCAATACTTGGACGCCGGAGTCGAGGGGCGCACACCGCTACCCGACGTGGAGGCGAGACCCACGATGCCCTTCGTGCGCTTCGTCAGGCGCCCCAGGAGGCTATCCAGGACCGTCCCGAAGGTGGTGTGGCCGACGACCATGCCGTCCTTCTGGGTGACGCTGATCTGGGCGACCTGGAGGCGCTCCATGCCCTCGGCGCGCTCCACCATGATCCAGTCGCCGAGCCGGTAGTCCACCCACGGGAGGAGGTGCACGTCGGTGGCGGCCCACTCGCGCTTGATCTCCTCGCTGACGTGCGCGCCGGACTTGAGGGTGGCCTCGGCGACCAGGCGGGCCGTGGCCTCCAGCTCCACGCCACCAGCCTCGACGACCTTCTCAACACGGCGCATGCCACGGGGGGCCAGGTCGTTGTGGATGAGCCAGGTCCTCCCGGCCTCGCCCTTCACAAGGACGTCGGTGCACATGTCCGCCCAGGTAGCTACCTCTGGCGCACCAGTGAGGGTGGTTGCGAGGGGCCAGCGCTTCGAGGCGGTGAGGTCCCTTGCCTGTGTAGTGTCTGCGTTGTAGAGCTTCAGGGTGCGGCCCTGCCACACCGTGTCAATCATGCCGAGGTCACGGAGGGAGTCGACGATCTGGAGGAGACTGATCGTGGGGTCGAAGTAGAGGGTGACGATCTTCGCCCAGTCCTGGTTGGCGGAGTCCTTCACAGTATTGGCGTCCAGGGTGAGGCCAGCACCCCAGCCGCGCTTGACGGCATTCTGCCAGACTGTGCCGATGATTACCCCCGCGTTGCGGGACAGGAACTTGAACTTGCCGTCCTTGTCCTTCGACTCGACAGGGACGGACCAGACGAGCGCCTCCTTCAGGTAGTCGCTGACGTGAATGGCCTGCACCTTGCGGGAGTCAGTGCCGTCGGAGACGAGGTTGTGCTCAGTCTTCTGGGTGATGAACCGGGCGTCGGGGAGCTCTTCCCAGTCCGCGCCGTTGAAGGTGGCCTCCACAGCCACCTCAACCTCACGTTCGAGGACGCTACCCCGGATGGCGTTAGGGCCTGGGGCATAGGACATGGACAGGGTGGGGGTCTTACCCCTGGGGGTGGTGACCGTCATCTCCAGAATGTCGGGGACGACACCGATCTTCGCGCCCTGCACCTCGTAGGCGACGGCGCGCAGCTGCATGCCGGGGAAGTAGTCACGGCGCATCAGTAGGCCCTCCTCGCCTGGATAGCCCCCGTGGCCCCGGTGACCTGGAGGACGATCTTGCCCTCATGGTTGGGGGTGAGCTGGAGCCCCTCGGGAGACATGCTGATCTCAGCGGACGCATTAAACGCCCCCTGGAGCGGATACCAGCGCTCGGACACCTGCCTCCAGGCGGAGTACTTGCCGACATCGACAAGTAGCCTCTGGTCGGACTCCATGGTGCCCCTCCAGGTGAGGCTGGTGCCGGAAGTTACGTCCTTGATGGTGACCGTGTTGGCGGTCGGCTTGAGCTTCAGGATGGCATCAGAGATCGGGGCCGCACCCCCGGCGAGCCGAGACAGGTCATCCAGCTGGGTCTCGATGGTCGTGGTGTCACGCCAGACACCCTCAACGGCCTCAAAGACGACCGTCGTGTCGATGACCCACTCCCCATACCGCCACGACGGCTGGGACACGCTCACGAGCCGCACAAGCGCCTCCCTGGGGCTAACGCCAGCCGGGTAGTGCTGCAGGGTGGCCAGCTTGTTTGAGGCCCGCAGGCGAGCCATGAGGGCCTGGAAGTTGCGGTCCAGGTCCGCCCGGTCCGCGCCCTCCACCATGAACGCCACGGTCACCTTGAATGTGCCGACCTTCAGGCCCGCCCCGTCAATGATGCCGCTGCGGAACGGGACGTCCGTGGACTCCAGGCGCGGAGAAGGGACCGCAGGGAGGAGGGTCCCCTCCATGACGCGCCACTTCCCCGGCTGGTCCAGGTCGACGCCGTTCAGGCTGTACTCGCTACTCATGCCACCATCCTAGATGCTCGATGCGAGACGGATGCCGTCGGCCACGTCGTCTCGGGTCTTCGAGTCGCGCTGCGCCTGTGGGTAGTTGTTCACGATCGTCACCGAGCCGCCCGGACGCCGCTCCTGGCCGGCCTGGAGGGTGGAGTTGGCGATCGCGTTAAGACGATCCTTGGAGGGCTTCGTCTTCTCGAACGAGGTAGACACGGACGCTGCAATATGCGGGGCCACGTCCTTCTGAAGGTCCTCCGTGAACCCCTGGAGGGACTTACGCACAGCCCCATACTGGGACTCGAGTCCGTTGATGAAGCCCTGCATGACAAGCTGGCCCGCATCCTTCAGGATCACACGGTCAACCGGGGCGGGCCCCTTCCACGAGGGCAGCATGTTAGTCAGGGACGACAGCTTGTTCTTCACCGAGGAGAACATGGAGTTGATCCCATTCAGGAAGCCCTGAATGACATTCCTGCCTGCACTCCACAGCCAGGACCCGGCGCCGGCGAAGACGTTCCTGATGCTGTTGGGAATGTTGCGCACAGTGTTCAGCATGCTATTCGTCCACGACACCACTGTGCTCACGATCCCGCTCCACATGGAGGACGTGATGCTACTGACAGCCGACCAGCCGTTGCTGATGAGGCTGCGGACCCAGTTGATCCCACCGGAGACCGTGGAGGCGATCGAGTTCCACACGCCCTTGATGGTGTTCCACACGGAGTGCCAGGCCGTGGAGGACATCGACATGATCTGGTTGCCGAAGATGCCGAACTGACCCTTGATGAGGTTCCAGATACCCTCACCGATCGTCTTGATGCCGTTCCAGGCCCCAGACCAGTCACCCTTGATGACAGCAAGGACAGTCTGGAGGACACCCTTGATGATCTGGATGGCGCCCGTCACCGTAGCCATGATCCCATTCCATGACGCCATCACCAGGGGCATGAGCCACTGCATGACCTTCCCCACCAGCTGGATCGCCGGGATCAGGGCGGACGCCAACTGCTGAACCAAAGCAACGATCGGGGGCAGAATCTGCGGCAGGTACTCGGAGATGATCGGAGCCAACTGGGCGATGATCTCAGAGATCACCGGCACCAGCGCCTGGATCACCGGGAGTAGGGCAGCACCCAGCTGCTCAATCACCGGGACGAGGATCGGAACCAACTGCTGGAAGATCGGAGCCAACCCCTCCACCAGCTGAGCCACCAGGGGCGCGATAGCCTCAAGGAGAGTGCCCGCGACAGTGGCGATCGCCCCGAACGCCTCACCCAGGGCAGGCATGGCCGGAGCGAGAGCCTGCACAGCCACCAGGAGGCTGTTGAAGAAGTTCGCCAGCCCATCCTGGAACGCCGGATTCTCGAGAGCTGTAGCGAGCCCAGTGAGTGCCGTGCGGAGCGTCTCACCAATCAGGGGAAGCACCACGCCAAGGGTCGGCTCGAGGGATACGAACGCCTCACCGAGCTTACCGACCCCCTGGAACGCCGAGCTAGCGGCCCGCCCCATGGAGGAGAACAGGTTCGTGAGAGTCGCCTGGAACAGGGGGCCATTCACGGCCTTGTTCGCCTTATCCAGTGCGTCAGCAATGGAGTCAATGGGGGCAGACCCGTTCGCCATAGCCTTGAACAGGCCCCCGATGATCCCACCAAGGTCGACCGTGATGTCCTTCAGGGTCCCGAACGCCTTGGCAGCGCGACGGATCGACGCCTCCATCTGCCCGGACGCGGCAGCCTTAGACGCCCACTGCTCGAACGACGCAGCCAGACTGTTCGCCCACTGGGCGATACTGGGGAGAAACTTCGCCCCCACCTCACCCATGGTGAGGATGCCGTTCGTGAACGAGGCCGCCCCCGTAGAGCCGATCGCCAGAGCCTGAGACAGGTAGGTGAGAGACTGCTGGAAGCCAGCAATGTGCCCACCGGCCGCCCCGGCGATGGCGGCTGTCATGGACCCCAGGTTAGAGGCGATCGACTGGAGCGCGGGCGACAGTTCCTGGATGGCGACGTTAGCGAAGTCGCGGATCGGCTGCGCCGCCTGCTCCCAGTAGGCGCCGGAGATTTGAGTCTGGAGGTTCGTGAACGATGGCCCCAGGTCCTCGAGGACAGTCTTCGTGTCCTTGAGTGCCGTAATCAGGACGCCCGCTCCGGCGGCGGCGGCACCGAAGATGCCCGGCAGTGCCAGCAGGGCGGGCGTGGACTTGGCGATCCCCACACTCAAGGAAGAGAACACGCCCAGGCCGGAGCCGATCACCGACACTGCGCTACCAATCAAGGTGGACACGGTGCCGATCTTCACGGCCGCCGTATCCAGGTTCCGCAGGAAGTCGTTCAGGTTGCGGCCGATCGACTCGAACACGTTCCCGCCAGCAAGAGCCTTCAACTGGGCCGCCACGCGGGCGAGAGACGTCTTAGCCAGGCGCACATGAATGTCCACCCACCGGGGGTGAGTCAGGCGCTTAAGGTCGAACCGAGCTTTCCCGTCATCCAGGTCGGCATTCACGGTGGCCTTGCCATCGAGCTTGCTGAGCTCGTGCTTGATCTTCTTCTTCTGCTCCTCGGAGAGCTTCGCGTGCACCTCCACGTCAGCCTTGAGGGACTCAATACGCTTCCGCAGTTCTGCGGTGGCGACAGAGTCAAGCTTCACGCCGACAGATACGTCAGCCTTCAACTTGTTAAGGCGGGCCTGGAACTGGCGGAACGACCTCTCGTTCACTGTCAGGCCGGCCTTGACGTCACCTGCGGCACGCTCCACGTCCCTCTTCAACTTAGCGAGGTCACCTGGCCGCGTAGACAGGCTGACCGCCGCGCGGATATTGTCGAGCTTCTCCTGGAGCTTCTTCTTCTGCTCCTCGGATAGGTTCGCGTTAACCTTCACCTCGGACTTGATCTGCTGAATCTTCTTCCGAAGAGCCTCCAGCTGACCCGACTTAAGGTCCACCTCAGCCTTGAAGCGGACGTCAGACTTCGCGGCCTCCTCGCGCGCCTTCTTGAGGGACTCCTTGTCGAGCTTCACCTCCGCATTGAAGGCGATATCAAGGTCCTTGACCTGCTTCTGGATTCGCTTCAAGTCACGGCGAAGCTTCTTAGCGAAGTCAGAAAGGTCAGGGACAACCTTGACAGAAAGCTTACCAACTGTCCCCTTACCAGCCATCCCTAACCTTCCTCACCCCAGCGAAGCAAACAGGGCCGCAACCCCAGCTGTGTCATTCGATGATACCACCGACACCGAATTGGCCTTCGCGGGCCGAGGCATCATCTCAGAGTCTTTCAGTGTCGCCTTATTGGTGGCGGACGCCTTAATCAGCAGCGCCAACCTATCCAATTCCTCATTCAACCTCTCCGAGTCATGCGAGTAACCGAACCACTGGTCACCCCCCAGCTCGTTCGCCCGATACAGGCTCCAGGGCTCATGCGGTAGGCGCTCAAGAAGCTGACTTACGAGAGACACCCTGTAATCGCCGTGGACGTCAATCCGGTACAGTGCCCAGAAGTCCGCCGCAGCGTCCGGGTGCCTCTCGAAGAAGTCATCTAGTTCTTGGCGCCTGCGGCTTCCCCCGCGTAAGCCATAACCAGATTGATGATGTCCTCCATGTCGGAGTCGTCATAGAACTTGTCCCAGGCGCCCAGGTCGGTGATGAAGCCGCCCTCCTCGAGGGCCTCCATGACGTCAGCGAGGACAGCCAGGAGGTTCACGTCATCCGTGTTGTCGCCCATGAACGGCTCCAGGACGGACGTGAGTCGCATCCGCTTAGAGGGTCGCAGCGAATGCAGGGGAGCGAGTAGCTCATGCCCCGGGAGAGAGGAGAACGGGGGGAGCTTGTCGGCCTTCTTGGTAGCCATGAGAGTTTCCTTCCGGTGGGGTGTTCGGGGTGTTGGAAGGGGCGCCGCCACACACCCCTATATGGCGGCGCCCCTAGTATATCGGCCGTCAGTTGACGGTGAACTGCTTGCCGTCGGAGGCGGCAATGTTGTTCGTGACGACCACGTTCTGGGCGCCAGAAGTCACGCCGCGAGGCACGTAGGTGGTGATCTGGGTAGCAGAGTCCTTCTCGAACGTGGCGACCACGTTGCCGAACTTCACCTCTCGGACACCATCGAAGTTGGTTCCGGCGATGACGACCTTCGCGCCGACCGCGCCGGAGGCGGGGGTCAGGGTAGTGATGGTCGGCTTCGCGGTACCGATACCGGTGACGGTGCGGGGCTCGAGCATCTGGACGCGCGTCTTCCCCGAGGTGGGGGACAAGAGCGTGCCAGCGATCTTGACCTCAGTGAAGTTGTCCAGAGACAGAGAGGGCATGTTACCGGCGAGGGAGACGCGACGGAACAGGTAGCCAGAGACGATCCGGCCGTCCTCCACGACAACGAGGATGGCGCGCTCACTGGAGGCATCGAGCTCAATGTCCCAGGCACGCTTCGCGGCGTCATAGGTGGAGCCAGGGAACGCCACCTTCATGACGTCCTCACCGAGGTTGACGGCGTTGATGGTGACCTTGTTGGTGACGTCCTCGCGGGTGGAGCGGACGCCCTGACGGTCCCAGGTGCGCTTCGTGGAGGTGTCGCCACCATCGGACTCGAACTCGATGAGGTTCTCCGAGGAGGTGTCACCAAGCCAGGTCCACCCGCTAGCCTCCAGGGTGGTGCCATCACCGAAGACGTAGCCGTCAAGGTTGGGGGCCTCAGTGTCGTTCACGGCGTAGTAGACGTGACCGCGGCCCGCGATCTGAATCTTGCTGTTTCCGAGGTTAGCCATCAGGCTCCCTTCCTGGCCGTCACCTGAAGGGACGAAACCATGTTGATGTAGTCGGCGGTAGTTCCCATGTCCGTTTCCGGCGTGGGCAGCTGAGTCCACTCAAGGTAAGTGGCCCAGCCTTCGGAGGTCTCCATGCCTGACCTCCAAGCTTTCTCAATGGCCTGCACGAGAGCGTCACTCGCGTCGGACACCTCATCCCCGTCCGGGCCAGTCATGTACAGGCGAGCCCTGATCTGGGTTGCCGCGAACGTCGGCCCCGAGGGGTGAATCCGGGAGATGGTCATCTGGACGCGGCACACGAGCTCATTCATGGGGTCATCCACGTCACCGTGCGTGCGCCACACGATCCGGGAGAGAATCGGCCACTCAGCGGCGCCAGCGGCGGCGGCATCCTTCACGTACCGGTAGATGAACGGGAGGGGGGCGACGAATGCCATTAGAACCCCCCGTTCGCGTGTACGACGCCACGCATGACGTTGATGCCCGGCACCCACGTCCTGTGTCTGGCACCCTCGCGCCCGGAGCGACGCCCCTGCGCATCCTGGTACACGTAGTGGCCGAACTCGACGGCCGCATCATGGTCCGTGGACGGGGAAATGGACCAGTCCACCTTCCCCTGTGACAGGCTGAACGACGCTGACAGCTCCCCCGACTGGATGTGTGCGGCGGCGGCGGCCTCGACCTCGGCGAACACCTTCGCGGCGGCGGCAGCGAACTCGGGCTGTCGTGCCACCACGGCGGCAATGTCCTCATGGACGCTCTCAGTGTCGTAGACCTCGATCATCGGGACTCCGTTCCGAGCGTGTCACAACGCACAGACCAGTGGCGGGTCATCGGGGAGGCGTCATAGGTGAGCGGCTCACCGGCCTGCTGGAACGTCTTCCCCACCAGCGACTCGGGGCCCTTGATGATCTTCACCCACGAGTGCGGGCCACCCGGCCACTTCCGGCCAGTACCGAACACCTTCAGGGTGGTCTCGTCCGTGAGGTCGCCGCGAATGACGCGGTTCTCGGTGGCCTTCAGGGCGTTACCTGCGGACGGCTGCACCAGCACCTTATCGATCACGAATGTCTCCCCCCGCTCGAAACGACGCCCGGTGCGCCCCTCCTTGACGACGGCGAGAGTCACCTCCACCACGTGGGGGCCGTTCTCCAGGTAGCGCCCGCGGCGGGGCCGGAACCCTACCACAGTGTCACCTCATCCTCATCGTAGACGGGGTGGTCGCCAGCGAAGTCGAGGGCTGACGGGCCGCGCAGGTACGTGGGGTCCACCGTCAAGGGACCCTCCAGGGCACCCAGAAGGTGCGTGCGCCGCGCATACCCGTCCATCTCGGCGCCAGCCACGCCCCACCCGGACGTGCCAGCCTCCAGTGCCCGCCAGTCGCGGTCGGTGATCTCCAGGATGCCGGACGCGACAGCCTGATTCACCGAGTACGTGTACGTACCCTCGGTCTCATACTTGTAGAGTCCGCCGCCAGGCGCCCTGAGGACACGGGAGACCGACTCAGCCTCCACCATCCGCATGATGATAGAGAAGCTGTAGTCCACGCGACACCGGTTCACGGCGTCAGGCATGCGCGACAGAATCAGGGCCTCAGCCCTATCCAGAAGAGCCTGCACCCAGACCTTCTCGTCATCCTCCAGGTACCGCATAAGCGACCCCTGAACATCATCCAGTGTTGCTACCGTCACTTCTCCACCTCCTCAGGAAACCAGGCCACGGGGTGGCCGCCAACCAAAACGCCAGCGGCCACCAACCGGGTCACTTGCTGGTGATCTTCACGAACGCGCGCGGGTCACGCAGAACCCAACCGAACTGAGCCTCAGCGAGGATCGCACCCATGTTGCGGTCGAAGAGGTCAACACCACCGGCGCGCTCGGTCGCCTTACGGTAGGTGATGGTCTCAACGAAGCCGAGACGCAGAGCGTCCTTGAAGTCGCCGCCGATACCGAGAAGCTTCGCGGCCGGAACCTTGGCCTTCTCGTAGCCAGAGACGGCACGAGAGTAGGTAGCCGGGACACCCAGGACAGTACCGAACTTCGCGGTGATGTCAGGGGCCTGCTGGTAGAGCGGGCGACCCTGAGCATCCAGGGCGTTCACCAGGTTGCTGCGGAACTTCGGGGCGAGGAGGAAGTGGTCGAAACCGAACTCAGCCTCGTCAGCGTCATCCAGCACAACCTTGTCGTAGGCGGCGGACAGCTGCTTGGTGAAGTAGCCGGTAGCGGTGGAGGCCAGGTCCAGCTCCTGAACCTTCGTGGTGGAGGTAAGGGCCTCCTTGCCGGTGATGGCAGTGCCGGTGTTCGCGTCGATGCCGTGGATGACGGCAGTGTCGATAGCGCGAGCAATGGCCTCACCCAGGGCGCGCTGGATACGAGAGTACTCGCCCAGCGGGTCAGCCTTAGCGGTCTCCTCCGAGTAGAGGATCATCACGGCAGCCTTGACGGGGGTGACGGTCTTGACCTTGCTGGACAGGGTAGCGACCGGCTTCAGGCCACCCTCCTGGACGATACCAGCGGTGGGCTGGCCGACCGGGATCGGAATGGCGGTACCGTTGATGGAGACCGGGACGCTGCCGGCGAGGGACTGAACGACAGAACCATTCATGGCGTTGTCCCAGATACCCTTTACGACGGTCTTGGGAAACGCGGCCTCATTCCCGGCGTTAGCGCCGAGAATCTTGGATACTGTCTCGATCTTGGCTTCGTTGTCGGGGTTGTACGCAGGTGCAGGCATTAGCCCTCCTTACTGGTCTGCGAGGCCGAAGAACCCGAGCGCCTCACTCAGGCCGTCATCCTCGGTCTCAAGGTCTGCATCCACCGCAGGGTCGCGGGGGACTGAAGGCGCGGGCGTAGCGTTTGCCTGCTCGCGCAGCGTGGCGAGGGCGTCTACCTGCTCCTGCCACGAGTCTTTGTCTCCGGTGAGGAATGAAGCGAAGCGGGCCGGAATGTTGGCCTTAGAGAGGATCGACTCCTTCTCGGAGAGCTCGGCGGCGGCACGCTCGGCGGCCTCCTTCGCCTCGAGCTTCTCGGTGAGTGCGGCCAGCTGGGCGCGCAGCTCACTCACCTCATCCGAATGAGTCTCCTCATCATCCTTCGGCGCCTCCTCCGCAGGAGTCTCCTCGTCCTCCGCAGGAGTCTCATTGGTGGCCTCCTCGGCGGGCTCGATAGGGTAGTCAGTGGTTGAGATAGGTCCGTCAGTCTCTTCAACGACGGAGGGCTCAGGCGCGGGGGTGTCGCTCATTTGCGTTCCTTCAGCTTCTCCCGGAAGTACTTGTCCATTGCGCGCCTAGCATCCACGTCATGAAGGTCCTGGTCGCGCACAACCTCATTGTACACACGTTCGAATGCGACCTGCTGCTCCTTCCCTTCCCAGTGCTTGGAAGTGAAAACGGGCACACACGTGCAAAAACATCGATCGTGGAATCTGTTGGCCCGAATGCCCGCCGACTCGGATGACTTATACACCGGACCACGGGAAGCGAGCATCGCACAAAAGCCGCAGGGTCCATTCTTGTTCGGGTGGGTCACGCGGGCGAAAGCGAATGGGCGAGCAATCAGCTCCCCCCTGGAGTTGCGCCGGTACTTGTCTGGCACGTCGGAGAAGACCTTCATGCTGCGGTGGCGCTCCTTAACGAGCTCCTCCTCGTCGAGGGTGCGAACAGCTTCCTCCACCCTGTCTGCGACCTTCTCGAACGCCTCATCCAGTGTCATGCTTTGGCGGCGGCGGGACTCAACCTTCTCGACGTCCTCGACGATCGCCTTCTGTGCCGTCTCGGAGAACTCTTCGAGGTCCGTCGCCAGGTCATCCAGAGCTCCCTCAATGAGCTCAACCGAGGACGGGGCAGTATCCACCGCGTCTGCCACGGTTCGGCGCGCAGCGGCCAGCACGTGCCCCTCCAGGGTGCGTTCCAGGCGCCTCATCCCCTCAGGGGAATCCAGGGCCCCCTGAGTGCCGCGAATCGTGCGAGCGATAGTCTTCGGCGAGTACCCAGGCTGGGGAGGAATCCATGACTCAGGCGCCCCAGCCTTACGGGCCTGCCCCCTCAGAAACAGGGCAGCGGCCGCCCACGCCTGCTTCCTGGCCTGCCACATGAGCGGAGTCAGGAGGTCCCCCACGTGCTCCACCGGGGGCGGCTCAGGGAGCCCATCGAACGCCTTGAGGGCATCCTCGGCACGCCGGCGGAACAGCATGACAATGCTGCGCAGGATGCTGTAGAAGAGAGCCTCACTCACCCTCAGGGGCCTCCTCCGCGTCCTCGGGGGCCTCCGGAGCCTCCGGCATATCCAGGCCCGCGTCGGCATCCATCTTGTCCCCGCGGGCCTTCTCGCGGCGCAGCTGCTCCGGAGTGAGGTGCAGGAACTCGCGGGCCGTCTCGTCACCGATGATGCCCTGACTATGGGCCTGGAGGGCGTTCGCCATCTGCGCCGACGTGGACGGGGCGGCAGCGTCGCGCCACGTCACCTCCAGGGCCTCAAGCCCCTCCAGTGACATGCCGTTCGCCTGCGCCACAATCCGGCCGACACGCTCCAGGGCGTCGCTGAACTGGCGCTGCTTGTTCTCCGCCCGGGCGATGAGGCGGTCCTTCGCCACGCGCAGGGCCTCAGCGGACGTCGGGTTGTTGTCCGAGGAGACGCCCATCATCGACGGGGGGATGCCGGTCATGGCGGACAGCTGGAGGGCGTAGGACCTGTACGTGTTGATGAACGGGTCCAGCGCCATACCGGTCAGCTGCTTCACGTCACCGCCGGAGGGAATGGCGATCAGGTTCCCCATGTACGCCTGCATCTTCTCCGGGTACTGGTCAATCATCGCCGACGCCCCATCGCCCACGACTGCGCGGAGCGGCGAGGAGGCGACCTCCTGTGCCACCTGAAGGTTCGTCAGCGTGCGGGAGGCGGCATCAATGACAGACGTGAGCTCACGCAGGTCCGAGCGCCCATACTTGTCAGACAGGCGAGCCCGATTGAACATAGGGACGATCGAGGCGCCCCACTGGTCCTGGCGTCCCTGGCCGACACTCTTCCAGTCGTACTTACCCTTCGCGTAGAACTCCACGCCATCAGGCGTGTAGTAGGTAGCCCCCACATTCCCGTCATCCCGGCGATAGAGGACGACACCCTCCACGACCTCTCCGCGGAAGTTAATGCGCACGCGAGCATGCTTCGCATCCACTGCCCGGATCGAGGCGAACTCATGCTCATCATCCGGGGGTGCGATCACCCAGTAGGCGGCGCCGGCGCTGATGGCCTCGGCTGCAGCAAGGTTGAACTGGGAGTCCATGTCGTTCGCCTGCCACGTCTTCCGCAACAGCTCAACCACGCCAAACTTGTCATCGTCAGCGACACGGTACCCGTCGGGGATCAGAATCTCGGTGAGGACATCCACGGCCATCTTAGCGAACGGGGCCTGAATCTCCAGGACCCGGGCCTTCGCGGGCAGGCTGATACCCACCGCATCTAGGCGCCGCTTCCCCTCGTAGTAGCCCTCATAGGTGATAGGGCGGTAGGCGCCAGACGCGAACTTAGAGATCATCTTCTGGAAGCTCACATGAACACCTTCCACTCACCTCGCGGAGCAGTCAGGTCCGCCCACTCCTTCGAGTTCTTCACATGCCTATACAGCATTCTAGCGCCGATCATACACACAGCGAGATCGATCTTCTTAGACGACTTCGGGGACTCCTTCTTCACCGACCAGCGCCCCTTGAACTCATTCACGCGACAGTTCGACACGTGCTCGCCCAGCGCCGAGTCCCCATCATGGGTGAACGTCTGCTGCTGAATCTCCGTGAACGCCGTCTCCGCAGCCTCGGCGAACTGGTACGCGTGCGACCGCATATCCCAGGCAATAGGCGACGCGGACATGCCGCCACGAACCGCGGGGACGATCAGGCGATCACCGAAGTCCTCAGGCCACGCCGTGCGAGTGAACGACTCCCACTCGCGCACGTCAGCCCAGAACGCGACCACGTTGTACGTGTCGAATGCCTTCCTGACCCCAGCATCCACGGCAGCCACATTCACCACACCGAGGGGCTTCTCGGGCTTCCAGTGCCCGATCTTGAAGATGTGCCCGTCCTCCATGCAGCATCCCACGAGAGCGGTGTGGTCGTTGGACTTGGAGCCGTCGAAGAACATGACGATCCGCTCCCCAGGCTCCACCTTCCGGTCAGGCTTACGGAGCTGCGTCCACTCCTCCAGGGTGATCCAGGACGCCTCAGCTGCGTTCGGGCGGTTCAGGAAGAACCTGATCGACCGAGACTCCGGGTACTCCGGCGACCAAATCTGCTCCTTGATGGACTCCAGGTTCACCCACGGACAGTCCTCATACACATACTCGAGAGCCTCCGTGAGCCCAACCTGCCCCTCCTCCGGCTCATCCGTCAGAACCGTATTCGGGGGAGCGATACGCGCATCATAAAGAATCTTCGTCTTACCGCGCGTGAGACCATCCTCCTGGTCGCACCACGCCTCAAAGATCGCCTCAGCTGACGACTGCTCACCAGGCACCCACGCGTTACAGGTACCCATGAACCGGCCACCCATCTTCGCCGCGTTCTGCTGAATCGTCTGCAACATGGCCGGGCCGCCCTGCGCAGGAAGCCAGTGCTCCAGCTCGTCGCCCACAACGAAGGACACCTCTCCACCCTCCATGGAGTGCGCAGAGGACGTCATCTGCTGAAGCTTCCCCCCACCCGGCGTCTCAATGAAAGTCTTAGCAACCTCAAGATCGTACTTGCGGGCAAGCGGCCCCTTTTTTTGACAAAAAGCGCGCACCATTCTGATCGTGTTTTGAGTTTGATTTTCCGACGTGGCTACGATCTGCACCAGCGGCATACTCATGGGCTTCGCCCGCACCCCGAACGGCTCATGTCGGTCGAAACCATCGAACCGGCAAGGGCCGAGGAGTTCGAACAGGCACAACGCGGCAGCGAACGGGGAATTGTGGGTCACCACCATGGTCTCACCCACCAGGTAGAGGCCATCCTCGGCGGCCACAGAGATGCAGCGCGCATCTACGGGAGCCACCTGTCGCACATCCTTAATGACGCGCGGGATGGGCTTCCTGCGCTGCTCCTGCACGCGCTCCGCACGGCGAGGCAGGGTCACGAGGTTCTGGTGCTTGTAGGGCTTGAACGTCAGCCTGTAGCGAGGGCCTGTAACGCGCCCATAAAGCTTCGCTTCCGACTCACGCACGTTTACCTTCACGCCCATTGAGCGCAGGAGGAACGCCATGCCGTCGGCGATCTGCTTACGCACCTGGCAGTACTCGGCAGAGCCCTTCTTATCCACATAGCCATCGGAATCCATAAGTCCCTGAATCAGGGCGCGGCGCTGCTCCACAGAGGAGTACAGGTAGGCGTCCGGGATGTGCTTTTCGTTCAGTACCCCAGCCTTGCGAAGGTCTCCGATGAGGCCAAGGATGCTGAACTTACGGCCACGACCGCCTTCCTTCTTCTCCCAAATGCCGCCAATGTCGTACCCGGCTGCACGCAGCCGCTCGCGGACGTGAGGGATGTCGTCAACGTCAGCGGTAGCTTCTCCATGCCCCGTAGTGCCGTCGCCGAGCCAGTAGCCGAGTACCCACGGGTCAACAGGCAGACCTCGCTCGGGAAACTCCAGGGGCTCGGTCTCAGGGAGGGCGAACTTGCCGACACCAGCCTTAGTGGCCTTCGTTGAACCTTTCGTGAGCGGGCGCTCGAAAATCAGCCCCTCACGGGCCATGGTGCGCACGTCGAGGGTGCGACGAACTCGCTTCGACTTCCCAACGAACTCCTCAACGGTGAACAGGTGCTCGCCAGTGAAGGTCTCCACGGTCCCGTCGGAGAGCTCGACCTCCCATGTATCCCACTGGTCGATGGGGTGAGTTTTCGTGACCATGGTGGGCTTGCCGGAGGGGTGGAACACGTAGTCACCAGGGCGGAGGTCACCGAACTTCCTCCATCCGTCAGGAGTGAGAATTGGTGTGAGCAAGCTTACAGCTTTGCCACTTCCCTTGCTTAACCTTCTAATTCCCTGCCTATACACAAAGGAACCCTTATGGGTAAGGGCGTAGAAGTGAGCAAGGAACTCGATCTGCCTGTCCGTCGGGATGAACGGCTGGCCCGCGCGCGGCCCGTTCGGCTGCACAAGGTTGTCCATCATCCATGCGGCAGCGTGATACCCGAGCGTCCGCTCAGGGAGTTCGAGGGGGAGCGTGTCGGTTCGCTCCCGGGGTGCGGGGAGCGTCTCAGTCACTTCGTAGCCCGCGCCTTCGCCCAAGCCTGGAGAGCAACCACGCCGGCAGACTCAGCCTCAGACTCGTCCACGCGGTTGATCTCGATCTGCACGCGCCGACGGTCACCCTCGGTGAGAAGGAGGCTGGTGAGCATCGTGTTCACGGCCGCCAGCATCGTAGGGGAACGCCGATCCTGCATCTTGTAGTTCGACAGGTCATCGCAGGTGGAGTAGAGGACGATCCAGTCTGACGGCTCGTAGTAGCGGGTGAACGTGGACTGCTCCACAGCCTTCCACAGCTTCTTAGCGATCGGGTGCCAGTCAGGGTCAGGCTTAGGGGGCTTCACCTTATCGGCGACCACATTCACGGGCTCCACGCCGCCATCGAGCTTCCTCGCCTGCGTAGTGCGATGACCCTCCGTGCTGCGCTTCGGGATCGGTCCCTTAACTCCCATCGTCGTCTCCTACAAGTATCCGGGGTGCTTACTCTTAGGCCGTGGGCCTCGAGCCTTATTGCGACCAGTATAGCGGCGCTTGCGGGCCTCTACGGATTGCTGCTGCGTTCTCGCCATGTGGCAGTGCTGGCAGAGGCTCCTCAGGTTATCCGGCACATGGGGGCCATCGGGGAAGATATGGTCCACCTGGTTTGCAGGGTTGCCGCAGAACACGCACACGCCACCATCCCTTTTGAGGACTGTCTGCCTGATCTTCGCCCAGTCCTTAGGGAGCTCCTTACGGCGACGAGATTGCTTACTCCACGCCACCAGCACTGACTCCATGAAGCTCAACATCCGCATACACTCCGCGATCAAAGAGCATGCGCGCCAGGATCGCCTCAACCCGACTGCGAGCGTCGATAAACCTGGCCTCCGCCTCATCCAGGAGGTCATCGGCGACTGGAGCGCTCAGACCGAATGCCTCTAGATCGTCAACATTACGACTAGTCTCCCTCAAGGAGTCGACAGCCCGCTCAAAAACCTCCATCACAGGACCCCCATCTCCAGCTGGACCGTCGCGTCGAAACCATACCGGTCTCCCACGAACATCTCCAGCTGCTCCTCAATGGCCTCCTGCGCCTCCTGGACGCGAATAACCGCCTCACCCTGCTCAGCGTCACGCCTATGCGCCGGCACATCCCACGCACCACACTGGTCGGCATCATTCAGGGCGTCACGCAGCTCGTCCGCAGCACAGTCCATGGCAGCCAGCATCGCCTTCTCGTGCACCGACGCAATCCTCTCCACGGCACTCATCGCACATCACCCGGGTAGGTCATAGACACACCCTCATTCGACGGGGAGCCCTCGCGAATATCGAACAGGAACGACGGCTTAGCGTCCTTCCCGCCGAAGTAGGCGTGCTGGATCGACAGATAGTCACCCGGGTAGACGTACATGTCACGCTGACCCTCATTCCTGAAAATCAGCGTCCCATCATTCGTTCGCTCAGGATGATTGTCGCAGAGGATCACATCCACCTCAGGGGCGGCCTTGTCACCATAGACGAGCAGATACAGCATAGGGTTTCCTTTCACCAGATGTTGGATCGCTTACTGGAAGGGAGGGGGCAGGGCTCGATACATGGGTGACCCATCTCGGCCAGCTCCCTGACGGTCGGATACGTCTTCCGAGCCTCCTTCGCGCACGCCGAGCACTTCCCCTGCCCTGAGTAGAGGCGCGTACCCGGCCAGTCCTTCACGGAGCTCCGCGGGGGGCGCATCTTCTGGCCGCACGAGGTGCACTTGTGCTCGACCGTCCAGTCGATGAGCGCCTTGGGGGTGCATCCCCGCAGCAGCTCCCGATAGCAGGGGTTGCAGGTTCCTCGCCCGCCGTAGGGCTTAGTGCCGGGGAACTCTTTCGCCGTAGTGCGCGGGGGCCGGTAGGGCTCGCCGCAGTGTGTGCACTTTGGGAACTGGCGGTCGGTGTTGGGGTTGGTCATGGTTGATCCTTTCGGTGACTGACCTAGGCATTCTACCACAGCAAAGGGCTCTAGGTAAAGGCGAGGCCCGCCGGGCATACGGAGAAGGAAAGGAAACTTCACTCCGACCCATCCGGCGGGCCTCTATCAGCACGACCATCCTACATGCGACGACGGAGCGAGCGCAACACTCCGGAATCTCCGGGTAGTTCACACCCCCAAGTGCGCCCGAAGCCGTGTAAGCCAATCTGAGGGCCTTTTGTGACCCCACCCAGGCCAGCACACACACTCACCCCCGTTCGGCCGCCAGAGAGCCTCCCAGACCCCCTCCTGGGCCGCCGGCGCCCCACCGACGCCGCGCCACCGAGGCCCAACCCTCTCTGGAGAGCGTCAACCAACTAGAGACGATCAACCCAACGTAACCACAACCCAACCCACTGCTTGGCTCTAGAGCAAGGAAGTCTTCAAGATCAGGTTCCGTCTCGGTACAGCAAGGAAGGGCAATGACGACGAAGGCGTCTCTGAGCGCTCCAACTCGATCAGGCGACCAAGGATCAACTAGGGCCAGGTACGTGACTAGCCAACGAGCCATCTCCTCGTCCTTGCTCTCGTGGACCAACTGGACTGAAGGCCAAGGCGACGACCAAGGACCAACGGTCCGACGGTCGGAGCGTAGCGAAGATCGAAGCGTCGTGCGCACGCGCGAAATATCTAAGTTCTTTTAAGTAGTTCACTTCATTAGTTAGTGTGCCACTGGTGACACAGGTCTGTGCCACTGGTGACACAGGTCTGTGCCACTGGTGACACAGGT